GTGAAACTAAACGCCCGGCAGGTAGACACCGCCAAACCTAAAGATAAGCCTTACAAGCTGGCTGATGGTGGTGGTTTGTATCTCCTGATTAAACCTAATGGCGGCAAATACTGGCGGCTCAAGTATCGTGTAGCCGGCAAAGAGAAGCTGTTAGCGCTGGGTGTGTATCCTGAAGTCACATTGGCCGATGCTCGGGCAAAACGTGAAGAAGCCAAAAGGGGTATCGCTGGGGGTATCGATCCTATGGAAGCGAAACGGGAAGAGAAGATCGCCCGTGAAACGCAGTTAAACAACACCTTCAAAGATATTGCCCTTGAGTGGCACAGCAGCAAACTAAAAAAATGGTCTGCTGGGTATGCTTCAGACATCCTGGAGGCTTTCAACAAAGATGTGTTCCCTTACATTGGCAAAAAACCAATAGCCGATATCAAACCGCTTGAACTGTTGAATGTGCTGCGGCGCATTGAGGGGCGCGGCGCTACAGAAAAGGCCAAAAAAGTTAGGCAGCGCTGCGGGGAAGTTTTCCGTTACGCAATAGTCACCGGGCGTGCTGAGTATAACCCCGCTCCGGATCTCACCAGCGCCATGCAAGGGCATGAGTCCAATCATTATCCTTTCCTCACACCGAAAGAATTGCCTGATTTCTTCAAGGCGTTGTCAGGATATACAGGAAGCGCGTTAGTAGTTTTGGCTGCTCGTCTGCTGATTATCACCGGCTTGCGTACCGGCGAACTCCGCGGGGCATTTTGGGATGAAATCAATATCAGTAAGGCCGTCTGGGAAATACCAGCCTCACGCATGAAAATGCGTCGCCCTCATGTGGTACCGTTGTCCAGGCAAGCTCTTACGCTTATTGGCCAGCTCCAAGAGCTAACAGGCAATTACCCGCTTATGTTCCCTGGCCGTAACGATCCGCGAAAAACAATGAGTGAAGCCAGCATAAACCAAGTCTTTAAGCGGATTGGCTATAACGGAAAAGTCACCGGGCACGGTTTCCGGCACACCATGAGTACCATCCTGCACGAACAGGGCTACAACACCGCGTGGATAGAAACGCAGCTGGCACACGTCGACAAAAACTCTATCCGAGGTACGTACAACCATGCGCAGTATCTGGATGGTCGCCGCGAAATGCTCCAGTGGTATGCCGACTATATGGAAGCGTTAGAAAACGGCGAAAATGTCGTGCATGGAACGTTTGGGAAAAGCGCTTAACTGTATGTATAGACAGTGCTAATTGACAGTAGTAGACTTCGGTAGAATAGAGAAATAAAGGCCATGCCTAGGCTGATCACCGAAAACCAGTACACCTCTGCTGGCTGGCATAGCCTCTAATTAGAGGATGTGAGGTGGCGTGATGAGTGAGAAGCCGGATTACTGTCCTGACTGGTTTGACTTAGAAAATTACCGCGTATGTGAAAGTTACACCAGAAACCACTGGTGGAAGTCGATCATGATTCGCAAAGTTGTACTGTATAACGGTATTAAAGATGACGTGGCGAACGGCATCAGTAAAGATTTCCTATTACAATCGTTAATCCATCTTTCCAAAAACAATGAACTAATTTTTAAGGGACAAGATGTTATTGAGAACTCCAGTATTGACGAGATGGGAATGTTTGACTTCATTGATCTCTATGCCGAGTTATACGAGCAGTCTCCTGAAGTTATGAACGGCGTCAATGACATGCTTAAAAAGCATTTCGATAAAAGAGATGAAGTAATTAACAGCATAGATACGTTTTGGGATGACTTTGAGCATGACGTTAACTCTAAATCCGGCATGGATCTGTATTCACCATTGAGTGAAAATTATCAAGGGATAAGGAAATTTATTACCATAGATTTCAATAATAATGACGAAAAAATAATGCGTGATTTTTCCAATTGGCTAGCAAACGAAAGGAAAATCAACAATGAGTTAAATAGATCTCAGAAAAAAACTGATAATGACCTCAAAAAATTACATGAGTACAGAGTATTGCCATTCATAGACTTGTTTTTCTGGGGAGAAATCACAGGCATTACACTGACTCAGTACCAGCTGGCGCAGTTGCTCTTTCCGAATGAGTTTGAGGTGGATATCAAGGATCGCCTGAGGTCTGTGACAAGGCCGAAAGCCATGGAGTTGCTTGAAAGTCGTGTTGACCCATTCATGTAATAGATTTTTGCGATTTCCGTTCCGCCCCGAAAAGATTAAAATTTTACCCCGATGCACAATTCATAAGCTCGTGCTCCGGGGTGAAATGAGCTTTCTGTAGTCTCTTCTAAACAACGTCATTTCAATTTAATTTCTCCTGAAATCTTTAGACGTCCAGTGATGTCTATTTTGGTACAAAGGAGAAAACATGTCTGAGAACGTACGATCTTTTATCCGTTTGCCGGAAGTGATGCGTAGAACTGGTTATAGCAAGGCATGGCTATATAGATTAATTAATCAAAATCGTTTTCCAAAGCCAGTGAAGATTGGTGAACGCGCAATTGCATTCGTAGAGGGTGAGATTGACGATTGGATAACTCAGCGTATTGAAGCTCGCAATGCTGTAAACAACTCAAAACCTCAACTGTAACTTAGCCCGGGAAATTTATTATGACTAACAAAAATGCCCTAGCCGGGCAGGGTTTCGCTCAACCTGAAAACAGCAGCGATGATATTTCGGTCATTAAATTTGAAGCGGCGAAAGTCCGTATTGTTAAGATCAACGGTGAACCGTGGTTCGTTGCAAAAGATGTTTGCGCGGCGCTGGAACTATCCAATTCACGCATGGCGTTGCAGGCTCTGGATGATGACGAGAGAAATACCGTAACTTTAACTTACGGTATTCGCGGGAACCCAAATCATAGCGCTGTCTCTGAATCTGGTTTCTACAAGCTGATCGCCCGCAGCCGTAAAGCTATTACGCCGGGCACATTCGCCCATCGTTTCAGTAATTGGGTATTTCGCGAGGTTATCCCTTCTATCCGCAAGACTGGCTCTTATGGTGTGCCGTTCGCGTTCCTGAACGACTTTAGCCGGCGCATGGCGGCTTATCAGCAGGAGGCCAGCAAACGCGGGTATAAGTTGCAGCAGTGTAAGGGGGCAAAAGAAGCTCTTGAGCGGGAAGAGATTCAGTTGTGGCGTAAGTATCAGCCCGAGCTATTGAAGGAAAATGGCGATGAATAAAAAGTCGGCAAGACGCCGGGATTTTTACCCGGCAGAGAGCATGCTTAATCAGCCCTTTGGCTCGATACCACGTTGCTGGAGTTCCTTGCGAATAATTCTCTTAAGCCATGCGGCTAGAGACTCATCACCATCTTGCTGTTGCGCTCGTTCCATCATCTCTCGAAGCTCTGGATCAAGCCGAAATTGGAATGGAGGATTGCCTCGTCTCTCGTTTTTGTGTGTTGACACGTCAATTACACCCGATGTAATGTGTTTATGTGTAATGACACATTATACACAGGAAATGAAAAAGACAACGCCCCGAAGTGCGGGAACACTTTCAGGGCGTCTAACCAAAACGTTAGTTGAGGTAACATTATGGCTTGCACTAAGTCTACCCAAACACGCCCTGAATTTACATGGCGTTTTCTCACCTTGGGTGAATTCACAAATCAGATCGTCAATGTTACTGCTTCCACCGAGCGCGAAGCCCGCGAAAAAACGCCAGAAGGATGTGTCTGTATCCTGGCGTGTCGATTTCGTGTTGAGGAGGTGCAGCATGTTTAACCTCCAGACCCTTACAGCTAAAGCCCGCGAGCTGCGCGGTAACGTGGTAAAAGCCACTACCACGAAGGGCACCCGCACCATGACCCCTGTTTACGAACGGGAAGAGCAGCGCAAACTGCGTGAACGCATACAGCAGACCCAGCCGGACTGGGTATTACTCTGGTGGGATATTGCGACCGTTACCGGCTGGCGTACCAGCGACGTGTGCAACTTCCGTTACTCCTGCATCAACTGGGAAACCGGCATAGCAACAATTATCGTAGCGAAGCAGACCAAAGCAGCAGAAGCCAGAGCGACCCGGAAGGGGATCGAGATTGTTCGCCAGCAGCGCAAGGACGCTGCCCGGCTTGCTGGCGATCACATTGCTTACATGCAATGGGATAGCGTGAGCTGCGACGAACTGGCCGCCGGCATGACGGAAGAAGAACAGGCGATCGTGTTTGAGCTGGTGGCAAAGGCTGAAGTGAAGCACGACACCAAACAGCTGCCGCCGGGCATCATCAAACGACTGCGCGAACGCATGGAGCGCAATCTTATCGGTGACGACCTGGTATTTTCCCGCAGCCAGATCGAAAGTAACCGTTGCCAGTCTCTGGAAGGTAGCGTGAGCCGCCAGACAATCTGGAAGAAACTGCACAACGTAATGCTGTGGTTTACGCGCGTCGTAAACACGCGTCTGCGCCTGAGTGCCTACTCCAGCCGCAAAATTGCCGCCTTTAATCTCATGTCCGCCGGCGGCGAACAGGGCTTGCTGGTCGCCTCTGAAATGCTCGGGCACAGTAATCCGGCAATCACCCGAACTTACCTCCAGTTAGGCAGTAAGGCCTCCGCCATTCAATCCCGTCTGGCCATGGAGGTATCTGTATGAAAATGGTTATCCAACTTTCCCGTCTCGGCGCTTTTCTCGAGCACGTATCTGAGCAATTAAATAGCGCACGATATTGTTTTTCCAGTCAGTCATTATGGGACGGGGAGGAGAAATCATGACTCCTGTTTACGATCTGGTTCGCCGGGCCGACGGCAAAAACGTTTTCAGTTTCCCGGCCGGCGGCCGCTATCTGGTTGACACCTCAAATGGTCTTCAGTCGATGCGCCCTCTTATGGACGACGAGATCATTTTTACGGTGGAGAGTGCCGCGCGCTTTCTGAGGAAAATTGGTTATCAGGTAATCCCGCCAGCGGCGTGAGGTAAAAAATATGACGATTAAAAATTCCGGCTTAGCTGCTGGTGGCCGCGCTCACCCTGAAATCAGGCCGGGCGATAAATGGAAGGACGGTCGGGGCAACATCGTGATTATCGAAAGTTACCGATTCGACAGAGTGACATATTGCCGCGAAGGGTACAGCTCACCGTGTTTTTGTACGCCCGAAAGACTGGTGCGGGAGTTTGAATTTGTTTCTTCCGCGCCGGTCGCCGGCGAGAAAGATATCGATCGGATTATGCGGGTACAGGGCATCGAACGAATTCGGGTTATGCGGGAAATCATCAGGGAGCGAGGGAACAGAAAATGAAGAATGCACCAAACCTTAAAAAGCAGCCGGCGGATCTCATGGAGGAGTCAATTATCTTTGCCGGCGCCGATGCCTGGACGTTCGCTAAAGCATGGCAGGAAATGAACCCGATTGGCGACACCGTGCCGCCGGTCGTGCTGGATAAAAAGCAGCTGGCGGAGCTGGAGAATATCCGGATTGTGGATGATGGCCGGCTCTATGCCCGCGTTTGTCGTGGCGGGCATCTGACCGAACGGCAGATAACCATTCTCGCTACAAAGCTGGCGGTGGCCGGCGTGGAGCGCGCGCAATTCTACTCTGAAGGTTATCAGCTTCTGGAGGACTGGACACCACAGCTGCCGCGCCTCAAAGCCGATGCGGAAGCCGGCAAAAGCATGGTGATCGGCAAACCGCTGAAGGATGTAAACCTTCGCGACCTGGCTGATAACGAAAAGGCGCTCATACTGGCCGCGCGTTACACCGGCATTGCGATCAATGAAAACAGCGAAGGCGTGTACGTCTACCGTGCCGGCATCTGGGAGAAAACGTCTCTGCTCGAGCTGAGCCGCGAAATGGTGGCTATCTACAACGAGAACAAAACCAACTTCAGCAAGCGCGCGATCAACAACGTTATCGACGCCCTGAAAATTGTTATCCCGGTAATGGGGGAGCCGCGGCGCAGCCTGATCCCCTTTGCAAACGGTGTCTACGATATGGAAACCGGCGTTTTCTCCGAACACAGCCAGGATAACTGGCTGACCAACCACAACGGCGTGACCTACACGCCGGCGGTGCCGGGCGAAAACCTCCGCGACCACGCGCCGAACTTCCATAAATGGCTAAGTTACGCATCAGATAGAGACGCAATTAAGATGCAGCGCATCGCTGCAGCGCTCTTTATGGTGCTGGCGAACCGGTACGACTGGCAGTTGTTCCTCGAGATAACTGGTGAGGGCGGCAGCGGGAAAAGTGTCTTTACCCATATCGCCACGATGCTGGCCGGCGCGCATAACACCGCCAGCGGGAACATGGCGGCGCTCGACAGCGCGCGTGGGCGGGCGCAGTTCGTCGGGAAAAGCATGATAACGCTTCCTGATCAGCCCAAATATTCAGGAGAGGGAACCGGGATAAAAGCGATAACCGGCGGGGATGCCGTGGAGATAGACCCGAAGCACGAACACCAGTACACCGCCGTTCTGCGGGCGGTGGTTGTGGCCACTAACAACACGCCGATGATTTTCACCGAACGTGCCGGCGGCGTTTCCCGGCGCCGCGTAATTTTCCAGTTTAACCGGCGCGTCAGCGAAGAGGATAAGGATCCCGACCTGGCAGAAAAGATATCCGCTGAAATTCCGGTGGTTGTTCGTCGGCTGCTGGCAACCTTTTCGGACCCGGAAAAAGCGCGGGCGCTGCTGCTGGAGCAACGGAACAGCGAAGAAGCACTGGAGGTGAAGCAGAAAACGGATCCCTTGTACGCCTTCTGTGCGCATCTGGAGCGCCTGGCTGATTGCGTGGGAATGCTGGTGGGCAACCGTAACCCGCCTCATCGCCCCCGCATTTACCTCTATCACGCTTATCTGACGTTTCTTGAGGCTAACGGTTTCGAGAAGCCGCTTACGCTGAATAAATTCTCTGAGGGAATGGAAAGCGCCATGCGGGAGTTTAATCACGAGTACCGCAAAGAGAGAAAGACCCGCGGCGTGGTGACGAACGTCGAACTTTCAGAGAGTGCGGAGGACTGGCTGCCGCAGGCGCACCCGTTAGCTGAGGAAAAAAGATGAATGTTTAGCTAAATATGGCGAAAGGTGTTCATAGTGTTCATTTATTGGGTAAAGTTCAATTAAATCAATAATATTGACTATGAACACCTTTGTGTAAGGTATTCATAGGGTATTCATAGTGTTCATAGGTCACTTTAACTCTGTGCTCATGAAGTAAACAGAAATATGAACACCATGAACACTTGTAACCCCTGTATGTAGACCGGTGTTCATAGGTTAATTTATTGTTTTGTATGTAATTTATCGCCTTTATGAACACCATGAACACTTTGAGGGCAAATTCTTTAAAACGCATCCACTCTTTTCACGTTGTGGACCCCTGCTATTTCATTAATATCGTTTCATAAATCGCAACTGATGAATTGATTGTTGCGATTAATGGAACTTTAACGGTCGCTATAACAGGGGGCATTATGAGTAAGGTTAACGTTAAGCCCGTTCTGCTGAACGGGGAGCAGATTCAGGCTCTGAAAACCATCCAGGAGAGGGAGCGCCAGAAGTCAGGCATGGGGATCGCGCCGTCAATCCATGCTGTTGCACGCAAGGTATTTGATGCAGGGCTGTCAAAAATGGAGGCTGGCCAGTGAGCTACTCAATCAAAATAGGGAAACACAGTATCGAGCTGGCGGGTTATGCCGGTAAGGTTGTTGCGCCAAATACTCAGATGGCCGCTTTATTCCGTGGTATGGCGGGCGAACTCACCAGCCTGAGGACAACGGCGCAGCAGGCCGAAGCTGAGGCGGATTTGCTGGACGTTATCCGCAACGATCCGGATCTGAACGAACAGGCAAAAAACCGCAGGGCAGGTGAAGCCCGGAACCCGGACACGCTCAAAGACTTTACCCGCGGCGTCGCAGCCGTAAGCGAGCAGGCCGCAAACATTCTCGATTATCTGAAGAACAAGCTCGCGCCGGTTAATCCACTGGCATCTGATGATGTTCAGGGATTCATGCGTGACAGTGAAATGCGCCAGGCATTCGCCCGACTGGATCGCCGCAGCCAGGAAAAAATGCTGCTGTCGATGCACAGTGGAAAGCATCAGGAGCTGGCGGACGCCTTACTGAGGGCGCACGCAGTGTGTTCGGGACTCGATACGGAACAGCTAAAACGTCTCGGCTTCTCCCGTATTGCATCAGAGAACGGGCAGGTGATTAGCGCGGTTGCCGATCTTGTCGACGCGGTAAGGAAGGACGTAGCACAAATTACAGCTGTCCGAACCTGGTATAACAATCTCGTGTACGGAAAGAACGACGATCCATCAGACGTACAGCCACGCATGACCGGCCTTGACCAGTTAAGCGAACATGTCAGCGCGATGCTCAAAGGCAGCCAGCGGCAGACACATTCAGAAGAGAAGCAGGCCGCCTGAGGGCGGCTTTTTTCTGCCCGGAGGGAAATACAGGATGCTGTTAAGTAAATCAGCCTACGCCAGGCATATGGGCGTCAGCCGGCAAACTGTTTACGGCTGGTTAGCCCGCGGTGAAATTGTAATTTCAGGCGATAAAGTGGATGTCGAAGCATCGCAGGCTAAACAAAATTCTGCTGGTGCTGGTGCTGGTGCTGGTGCTGGTGCTGGTGAGCATCGCAATTCACTGACGTGGGCCCAGGCCGCAGCATGGGTATGGAAGCATGACGGTGGGAAAGAGCTACCGGCTGATATTGATGCTGCTCAGCGAATAGATGCCGCAGCCTCTGAGCTGGGTTTTGATGTTCAGCACGAGCCCGAGGAAGAATTGCTGATCCTCTTCCGGTTGGATGAAGAAACCCACAGCTTCTATGGGAAAGATCACATGGCTGGTGGTCTGCGTTTCCTGCGTTCCGAGCTGGCCTATGTGGCCGCAATGCATCCCGACACCCAGGATGATTGGAGCGATACAGGATTAAAGGCACTCTGTCTGCTGGCAGGTGAGAAACTGTAAACCCCCCGGTCAAACCTAACCCCTCTAACTTGACACTTTTTCGTGAAAAACAGGGAAAAGTGTCAACCCAACCTAACGGATCCTAACGCTCACGCACAACAGCTGCAGCTAACGTGTAAAGGGCTGATGCGAAGCAGGGCAGGTGTCAGCCTGTTATGGTTTGTTATGCCTTACTAGGGAAAACTAGGGGGAAAGTGTCAACTGCTACCGCTTCAGAAAACTTTAGGTACACGAACTCGTGAAGGGGAGGTGTTAAGCACTCCCCCTTTGCAACCATCCTCGAGCCTCTTTCAGATCGCTGTTCTGGTTTGCCCGGACGCTGGTGTTCAGATTGAGTTGTCAAAAGTTGTCACCCACCGTCAGCGCCAGTGGGGGATTTTTGGCAGAACGCGCTCTAAGTTACAGTTGCTTCATACAGTAACTATTTTACAAGTGATAAATGAAGGGGTTTACGTAATTGGTATATTGCTTTTGATTGATGCTTAAAGTCTTGAGGAAATTTGTCATAGTTTCGAGTTAATAATTAGGACCTATCAATTATAGTAGTATTTGATGCGGTAATAAATATAACTCATTAATTTTTAAGTGTTTTATATATGCGTGCGGATTCCCTCTCTTGAAATGTCCAGTTACATCCATTATAGATCTGCAAGAGTTTCTACCTGTAAATAAGAAGAGTCTTAATGAGCGAGCAATTTGAATTAATCCCACGAGTTGAGGAAGGCTCTATCATTCCTCAACGTTTAAGTGATGGCTACATTAATGCAACTGCCCTTTGCCAATCAGTAGGTAAAACATTCTCCCACTACAAAGCATCACGGCAGGCAATCGAGTTTATTGAGGAACTCAGTAAGCAAAGTGGTTTAACGGAAGCTCAATTGATCCATTCAATTGTGGGCGGGAATGCGAAATTACAGGGGACATGGGTTCACCCTCAACTAGCTATTAATCTTGCACAATGGCTTTCCGCAAAGTTTGCTGTCAAAGTATCACAATGGGTGCATGAATGGTCTCAGGGCCAAGTAAAGTTTGCAACACCTGTCCACATTAAACGCTACATGCAAAATAGGCACAAGATCCCTCATACTCATTTCTCAATGTTAAATGAGATGACGTTGAGCTTGATTGCTCCTCTTGAAACAGCAGGATATATTTTACCAGAAAGGATGGTTCCTGATATTTCGGAAGGACGAATGTTTTGTTCGTGGTTACGGAAAAATCGCGGGGTCGAACCAAGTGATTTTCCTAGTTATGAACATGAATATACAGATGGAAGAAAAGTTCAAGCAAGGCTGTATCCAGTTGAACTTTATGCGGATTTTCGTAGGCACTTCCATGAAGTATGGCTGCCACAAAAAGCACCAGAATATTTCCAACAACGAGATGCTTCAGCACTTGAATTTCTTGAAGTACTTTTACTTCCTGCACCTAAATAATTTTAGAGGCAGTCTTCAAATCGACTATTCTAGGTTTTAATCTATGATGCCGATGTTAAATAATAGTTGATTTTTTTCATATAATCGCCTCTTAGACTTTGAAATCCTAAATCAGGGAGGCGATTAAAATCTCACTTGAGACAACACTGCTTTAAAAGTGAAATGTAGTAAAGTGGTGCGTGTATTATAAAGAGTTGGGCTTAGGTTTTTATGATTTTTTTGAGAGGGCATCTTTTCGAGGTTTTATGCCATGTCATCGTCAAGTGAAGAGCTAAAGATTGGGGCGAGGTTGACGCTATTCTTAGTGTCTTATATGCCTTTGTTTTTAATAATGACAGTAAATCAGGTATACAAAAAAAAAGATTTCTTGCATTGGGGAGGTATGAATAAAAAGGCACTATTATTATTTGTTGAAAATTTTGGTGCTGTTACAGTTATTTTGATGTTTGTTCTTTTTGGTTTTATTGGCCTTTATTTTTTATTGAATAATATTAATTCGCGTATTGATAATGACGGGGTTTTTGTAAAGATAGTCGATATAGAAAATAAAAATAGTGAATCGATAAGCTACCTTTTTACATATTTACTACCATTCCTTTTCCAAGACCTTTCTGATCTCACCAGCGTCTTTTCTTTGGCGGTTTTATTACTGGTTACCTTTATCATTTACTCAAACTCATCAATGATTTTAATAAACCCCACCTTAGCTATAAAATACTCCCTTTATAGTATTGAATATACAAAGGAGAACGGGCCGAAAAAGAAAGGGATGATAATTTGCAGAGATAAATATTTAGATGAAGGTGATTGTATAAAAATTCAAAAAATTGGATATAAACTTTTCTATGCTAAAGCTCAGGAGAAAAAACAATGAATAACACTGATATTAAAGATATTTTAAATTCACTTTTGAAGGTTTATCAATCAAATACTTTTTCTATGAATTGTTTCTTAATTACAAGAAAGGTTAAAAAGGACTCTGAAATATCCTCGCAAGAAAGATTCGAATTTAATCTGTATAAGGTCAGTCTTGATAAGGATATGGTCAATTTCTTCAAGACAGGAACATCAGATACAATTAGTAAAATAGTGAAAAATAATAATCTTGAATTTTCTAATTACTCAGTAATTTCTGATGACGGTATAGATGCTGTATACGGATATGAGGGGATGGAAAATCTTGATTTCAATCATGTATTAGATGGAGTCAATACAGACACAAAGTTTGAAGTTTTAAAAGATCTTAAAGAAATAAAAGATGACATCTTGGCTTTTTGTTTGAAAGTAAGCACTCAGGATGATAGCTTCCTTTTATTTAGGAAGTTAACTAAATCAAAGGTAGCTACTGATGCACCATTAAATAAAATGCAAAGAGTGCAGGCTTTTTTTGATGTGAATCTTTCTAAAATGAAAGTAGTTCCTATGCAAACGGTAAGCTTTGATAGCAAGGTAGATTTCTTTTTTATAAATAAAAAAGTGTATATTATTTCAAAGTTAGGATTTGAACAAATAATTGGAATCGAGAGGGAGTTTATGGAGAATGCTAAAAGTGTACTTCAAGTATTATCTAATGCATGTGTAATTGATAATATGCAACTTCTCGAGCAAGTTATTTTATCTAATAAGTCTCTTCTTCGAACGGTTGCCAATATAGCCCAAAAGAAAAACCATGAATCTTTAGATGCTGCTACAATAAGCAAATATCAAGACACACTTAAATTATTTGAAGATAATATATTAGAGGAAAAAAATGGCAGGCTAGTAATAAATAATGTAGATGAAGCAAAGTTGTTAATAAGGTTGTTAAATGATTTTTATAAACAGGGCGTTGCCTCTGGTAAGTATTATGGAACAAATAGCGGCCATATAATTGACAAGAAAGTTAATTAA